ATAAAGAACATGATGTTGTTGTTATAAGCAAGACAGGAAAAATTGGTGATGTGTATAACATACAAGGCTTAAAAATAGCCTTACCAAAAATAGAAAATATAGTAAAATTTAAAAGTAATAAATGGGAGCATACAGAGTGTCCTAAGCAACTTGATAAAATAAAAACAATATTTGAGTGGAAAGAATATCCAAATGAATTTAAGGAAAAATATATAGAATATATAGAAAATGAGTTCAAAATTAGAGAAGAAGGTTTATGGTACTATAACAACGGCAGCCCTACTTATATTACTGGTGCTCATTACATGTACTTGCAATGGAGTAAAATTGACGTCGGGAAACCAGACTATCGTGAAGCCAATAGATTATTTTACATCTTTTGGGAGGCATGTAAGTCAGATACAAGATCCTATGGCATGTGTTATCTTAAGAATAGAAGATCAGGGTTTTCTTTCATGGCAAGTGGAGAATCGGTTAACCTTGCTACAATATCCAGTGATTCGAGGTACGGCATTTTGTCCAAGTCTGGACCCGATGCTAAGAAGATGTTCACTGACAAAGTCGTGCCAATATCCGTCAACTACCCCTTCTTCTTCAAACCAATCCAAGACGGTATGGATAGACCTAAAACAGAACTTGCATTCAGAGTACCAGCATCAAAACTTACCAGACGGAGTATCACGAGTTCGGAAAGACCAGCTGATTTACAAGGGTTGGACACCACAATCGACTGGAAGAATACCGGGGACAACTCCTACGATGGGGAAAAACTTAAACTCCTCGTACATGATGAATCAGGGAAGTGGGAAAAGCCAAACAACATACTCAACAACTGGCAAGTCACAAAAACAACGTTAAGGTTAGGTAGTAGAGTTATAGGTAAATGCATGATGGGATCTACGTCTAATGCTTTAGACAAAGGTGGTGAGAATTTTAAAAAACTATACAGAGATTCAGATGTCAATAAACGAAATAGAAATGGACAAACTAGTTCTGGGCTTTATAGCCTTTTTATTCCTATGGAATGGAATTACGAGGGGTTTATTGATGAGTACGGTCAGCCAGTATTTGATACACCTGAAAAAGAAGTTAAAGGACCTTATGGGGAATATATAGATACAGGTATATTAGATCATTGGCAAAACGAAGTTGATGGATTAAAAAATAATCCTGATGCTTTAAATGAATTTTATAGGCAGTTTCCTAGAACAGAGGAGCATGCATTTAGAGATGAAACTAAGAATAGTATATTTAACTTAACTAGAATATACGAACAAATAGATTATAACGAAGATATATCAGGATCTTTATCTGTTAACACTGGTAGCTTTCAATGGGTTAATGGTATTAAAGATTCACAAGTTATATTTTATCCAGATCCAAAGGGTAGGTTTAAAATAAGTTGGATACCACCTGCTCATTTGCAAAACAACGTTATTGAACGTAATGGTTATAAAACACCAGGTAACGAACATATGGGTGCATTTGGTTGTGATAGTTATGATATTTCGGGGACAGTCGACGGGCTAGGTTCCAAGGGAGCACTTCATGGACTCACCAAATTTTCTATGGAAGATGCTCCTCCTAATCACTTTTTCTTAGAATACATTGCTAGACCTCAGACTGCTGAGATGTTCTTTGAAGATGTTTTAATGTCATTAATATTTTATGGCATGCCAATACTAGCTGAGAATAATAAACCTAGACTTTTATACTATTTAAGACGTAGAGGTTATAGAGGTTATTCTATGAACAGACCTGATAGAAGTTGGAATAAACTATCTACTACAGAAAAAGAAATTGGTGGCATACCTAACTCTAGTGAAGACATTAGACAGGCGCATGCTGCGGCTATTGAAATGTATATACAAGAACATGTTGGTTTAAAACCAAATGGTAATTATGGTGATATGTATTTTAATAGAACATTAAATGATTGGTCTAAGTTTGATATAAATAACAGAACAAAGTTTGATGCAGCTATAAGTTCAGGTTTAGCTGTTATGGCTTGTAATAGAAATTTATATGCACCTAACGTACAAAGAAAAAAACAAAGTATAAATATTAGCTTTTCAAAATATACAAATGAAGGAAGCGCATCAACATTAATAAAATAAAAATATGGCTGATTCAATTAGTAAAAATTTATTTCCTAGCCAAGTCGTAAGTGACTTAGAAAAAGCAAGTTTAGAATATGGTCTTAAAATAGGTAAGGCTATAGAATCTGAGTGGCTTGATACAGAATCTGGAGCTAATAGATTTAAAAGTAACGAAACAAGTTATCATAGACTTAGATTATATGCTAGAGGAGAACAGTCTATACAAAAATATAAAGATGAGTTATCTATAAACGGTGATTTATCTTATCTTAATTTAGACTGGAAACCAGTACCTATTATACCTAAATTTGTTGATATAGTTGTTAATGGTATATCTGAAAGAACATTTGATATAAAAGCTTATTCTCAAGATCCTTTTGGTGTTGAAAAAAGAACAAGGTATATGGAAAATATACTCATGGATATGAGAACTAAAGAGTTAGATGCTTTTGTTCAAGAAAGCTTTGGCATAAACATATCTAATGTTAGTAAAGAAGAGTTACCTGAGTCAAAAGAAGAACTTGATTTACACATGCAGCTAACTTATAAACAAGCTGTTGAGTTAGCTGAGGAGCAAGCTATAAATACAATACTCAATACTAATAAATATGATTTAACTAGAAAAAGAGTTAATTATGATTTAACTGTATTAGGTATTGGTTCTGTTAAAAATACTTTTTCTAAGTCTGAAGGTGTTAAAGTAGAATATGTAGATCCTGCTAATTTAGTTTATTCTTATACTGAATCACCTTATTTTGAAGATATTTATTACGTAGGTGAAGTCAAATGTATTCCTATAAATGAATTAAAAAAAGAGTTTACATATTTATCTGATGAAGATTTAGAAGAAATAATGCAACAGCCACATGGAAAAAAGAATGGTTATAGCAGAACTCATTTAAATGATAACTATACAGACAGGAATCAAATAGAAGTTTTATATTTTAATTATAAGACTTATATGAACGAGGTTTATAAGGTTAAAACAACAGCAACAGGAGCTAGTAAAGTCATAATTAAAGATGATACTTTTAATCCTCCAACTGAAATATTAGATGAAAACTTTGAAAAAGTTTCTAGATCTATAGAAGTTTTGTATGAAGGTGCATTAGTAATAGGAACTAATAAACTTTTAAAATGGGAAATGGCTAAAAATATGATGAGGCCAAAAAGTGATAATACTAAAGTAAAAATGAACTATAGTATTGTTGCACCTAGAATGTATAATGGTAAAATAGAATCTATAGTTAGTAGAATAACTGGTTTTGCTGATATGATTCAATTAACGCATTTAAAATTACAACAAGTATTATCTCGTATGATACCAGATGGTGTTTACTTAGATGCTGATGGTATTGCTGAAGTTGATCTTGGTAATGGCACAAACTATAATCCTCAAGAAGCATTGAATATGTTTTTTCAAACTGGTAGTATTATAGGTAGATCTCTAACATCTGAAGGTGATATGAATCCAGGTAAAGTGCCTATACAAGAAATTGCAAGTGGTAATGGTGGCGCTAAAATGCAAAGTTTAATAACTACTTACAATTATTATTTACAAATGATAAGAGATGTAACTGGATTAAATGAAGCTAGAGATGGCAGTACACCTTCTAAAGATGCTTTAGTTGGTATACAAAAGCTTGCGGCGGCAAATTCTAATACAGCTACAAGACATATACTTCAAAGTAGTTTATTTTTAACTTCAGAGTTAGCTGAATGTGTTTCATTAAGAGTTTCTGATATAATAGAATATTCTCCAACAAAAGATGCTTTTATACAAAGTATAGGAGTTCACAATGTTGCAACAATAGAAGAAATGTCTAATTTACATATACACGATTTTGGCATATTTATAGAATTAACCCCTGATGATGAAGAAAAACAAATACTAGAAAACAATATACAAGCTGCAGTTGCACAAAAAGGTATAGATATAGAAGATGCTATTGATCTTAGAGAAATAAAAAATATTAAATTAGCAAACCAATTATTAAAAATAAGAAGAAAAAAGAAACAACAAAGAGATCAACAAATATCTCAACAAAATATTGAAGCTCAAGCTCAAGCTAATGCTCAAGCGCAACAAGTTGCAGCACAAGCTGAAGTTCAAAAACAACAGTCTTTAATTCAAATAAACAGTGAGCTTGAAAAGTTAAAAGGTCAAATAGAACAACAAAAGATGCAACAAGAAGTTGCTGCTAAAAAAGAGTTAATGCAATTAGAGTTTCAAATGAACATGCAATTAAAGAAAATTGAGGTTGAAGCGCAAAAAGAAAAAGAAACAAGCAAAGAAGATAGAAAAGACAATAGAACAAAAATACAAGCAACTCAACAGTCAGAGTTGATTGATCAAAGAAAAAACGAAAAACCACCTAAAAACTTTGAATCATCAGGAAATGATGTTATGCAAGGTGGTTTTAATTTAGGATCGTTTGATCCTAGATAATTATTTTTAATTTTTTTATTATATTATATTATGGCTAAGAAAAAAGAACAATTAGAAGAAGTTGTAGAAGCTACAACTAAAAAACAAGAAGTAAAAGAAGATGTTAAAGAAACAGATAACAAACTTAAAATTAAAAAAAAGCCTCGCATAAAAAAACAAGAAGATGATATTGTTAAAATAGATCTTAGAGAGGTTAATAAATCTCAAGAAGAGGTGATTACTAAAGAAGAAGAAAATCAAGAAACAAAAGATGCCGTTCAAGACTCAAAAACAGAGGAATTACCTGTGGGCAACGAATCCACAACTAGCAAGACAGTGGGAGAACAAGACTCCTCAAGTAAAGTCAAACAAGAAGATAAAGAACAAGTTTCCGAAGATGAGCAAAGCAGCGTTCTCGAGGAAATAACAGACGAAGAAGTTCAAGAAAAAACAGAAGAGTTAACTGAGGAAGTTAAAGAAGCTGTAGAGGAACAAAAAGAAACAGGAGTTGAATTACCTGAAAATATACAAAAGGTAGTTGAATTTATGGAAGAAACTGGAGGAAGTCTAGAAGATTATGTTAGACTAAATCAAGATTACAGTAAGCTTGATGATAACTCGTTATTATTAGATTACTATAAACAAACAAAACCTCATTTATCAAGTGACGAAATAAATTTTTTAATTGAAGATACTTTTCTTTATGATGAAGATGTTGATGATGAAAGAGATATTAAAAGAAAAAAACTAGCATTTAAAGAGCAAGTTGCCAATGCTAGATCCCACTTAGACGGGCAAAAGTCTAAATATTATAAAGAAATCAAAGCTGGTTCTAAGCTAACGCCTGAACAACAAAAAGCTATGGATTTTTTTAATCGTTATAATAAAGAGTCAGAAAATAACACTAAAATAGCTGAAAGACAAAAACTTACATTTCAAAAGAAAACAGAAGATGTTTTCTCTAACGAATTCAAAGGTTTTGAATACAATGTTGGTGATAAGAGATATAGGTTTAATGTTAAGGATGCTGAAAAGATTAAAGATACTCAAAGTGATATTAATAACTTTATTGGAAAGTTTCTAAATAAAGATAATGAAATGTCAGATGCTAAAGGTTATCATAAATCTTTGTTTACAGCAATGAATCCAGACGCTATAGCAAACCATTTTTATCAACAAGGAAAAGCAGATGCATTGAAAGATACAGTTGCTAAGTCTAAAAATATAGATATGAATGCAAGACAAGGTCTTGTTAATTCAAGTCAAAGTGATGGATTAAGGTTTAAAGTTTTAGGTGATAACTCTTCTAAATTAAAATTTAAAGTTAAAAAATAAAACAAAACAAATATGGCAATTACAAGCGCAGCTGGACCCGACGCGGCACCAGCGAAACAAACGCTGTCAAGCAATTATATTGACTTTACAGCTACAGCAACAGCAGGATGGGCACAACAGTACCTACCTGATTTAATGGAAAAAGAAGCTGAGATTTATGGTAATAGGACAATTTCAGGTTTTTTATCTCAAGTAGGAGCTGAAGAGCCATCTACATCTGATCAAGTGGTTTGGTCTGAGCAGGGTAGATTACACTTGGCTTATAAGGCTACTAATCAAGATGTTTCTGCTAATGTTTTTAGTATTACTAAAGATGCTGATGGCAATGCAACAACAACTGATCACGGTATTAGAGTAGGAGATACCGTTGTTATATCTGAAGATACAACTAATAAGGTTATAAAAGGTTATGTAACAACTGTATCTGGTGCAGACGTAACTGCTCTACCGTATACTCATGCGGATTTTGACGCTGCAGGTTTTGCAGATTCAAAAGGTGCAGATGCTTATCATATTTTAGTATATGGTTCTGAATTTGCAAAAGGTGTTGATGGAAGAAGTTCTGCTAATGCTCCTCAGTTCAAAAGTCTTACTAATAAGCATATTATCTTGAAAGACTTTTATGAAGTTTCTGGATCTGATACATCAGCAATTGGTTGGGTAGAAGTTACTGGAGAAGAAGGACAATCAGGATACTTATGGTATTTAAAAGCTGAAGGTGATACTCGATCAAGATTTTCTGATTATTTAGAAATGTCAATGATGGAAGCTGAAAAAGAACTAGCAGCAGGAGCTGATGGTTTACCTGGTGGAGGTTCTGGTGATGTTCAGGCTGGTACTGAAGGATTATTTGCTGCTATTACAGCTCGTGGTCATGTAACAGACGGTCTTGATTCAGCTACCGATGCAACAAACTTTGCTGAGTTTGATTCAATATTAGCTACATTTGATAAAAATGGAGCCATTGAAGAAAATATGATGTTCTTAGACAGAGCAACAGCTCTTAAAATTGATGACATGTTAGGAAGCATTAATAGTGCTTATGACGGTGGCAACTCTTTTGGAGTATTTAGCAATAGTCAAGAAATGGCCTTAAATCTTGGTTTTACAGGTTTCCGTAGAGGTTCTTATGATTTTTATAAGTCTGATTTTAAATACTTAAATGATCAAGGAACAAGAGGATTTATTAACTCTAATGCTGGTACTGCTGGTGTAAGAGGAGTAATTATTCCTGCTGGAACTTCTTCTGTATATGATGAGCAATTAGGAAAGAACTTAACTCGTCCTTTCTTGCATGTTCGTTACAGGTCTTCTGAAACTGATGATCGTAAAATGAAGACTTGGGTTACTGGTTCTGTTGGAGCACAAACTTCTGGTAAAGATGTAATGGAAGTACATTACCTCTCTGAAAGATGTTTAATTACTCAAGGAGCTAATAATTTTATGTTAATTCAAGGTTAATACACTTATTTAATAATTACCCTTGTCTGATAGATGAGGGTAATTTTTACACTTATTATATTATATTATATCATGGCAAAAAAACAAAGTACAGTAGATGTTGTTGAAGAAATAGTATCTACAACAATTAAAAAACCAGTTAACAAAAAGAAAGATGACTGGGTTATAAAAGATAGAATGTATGTTTTAAAAGATGGATTATCACCATTAACATACTCAGTCAAAACAAGCAATATATATTGGTTTGATGAAGAAAAAGGTTATGAAAGAGAGTTGAAATATGCAACAAATCAAAGAACTTGTTTTGTTGACGAGATGAAAGGTGATCAAATACTTGGTAGAATACTATTTGAAAATGGATCACTGTTTGTAAGAAAAGAAAAAACAGTGTTACAGAAACTTTTGTCAAAGTATCATCCAAAATTAGATACTTTATATCAAGAACATATACCTGCAAAAATAGCTCAAGACGAATTAGTTAATTTAGAAATTCAAATTGATGCTTTAAATGCTGCTAAAAACTTAGATATAGATATAGCTGAAGCAGTGATGCGTGTAGAGATTGGTTCTGAGGTATCTAACATGAGTTCTAAGGAGCTTAAAAGAGATTTATTACTGTTTGCTAAGAGTAATCCAGAATTGTTCTTAGAATTAGTTTCTGATGATAACGTACAACTTAGAAATTTTGGTATAAAAGCAACTGAAGCTAATATATTAAAATTATCTCAAGATAATAGAAATTTTACTTGGGCTAGTAATGGAAGAAAAGTTATGACTGTTCCTTTTGATGAACATCCATATTCTGCATTAGCAGC